ATCTATATCAACAAGTTCATCGAAAACAACGGATTCAGAACTAAAGTCGTTCTTACCGTGCATGACTCTATCGTACTTGATTGTCCGCCTGAAGAAGTACATATCATGGCAAAAGCAGCAAGACACATCATGGAGAATTTACCTATCGACTGGTTGTTCATCGACTGGAAAGGTGAAAGAATCCGCTACCCAATCGAAGCCGATGTAGAGATTGGTGTAACGTACAATGATATGGTTGAGTACGATATGGAAGAGCTTAACACGTTCAGCACAATCAAACACTACTGTAAGTATCACTCTGATCTAAGTAAGATTAAAGATTACATGGAGTCAGGGGTAATTACGGAAGAGAAATACGAAGAGTTAAAAGCTACAATTGAATCAAGTAAACCACAATATCAAGTTGCTGTATAAAAGTCATAACTTATGTTTGACATACAGAATATGATATAGTATTATAGTGAGAGAAGGGACAAGTTAGTTTCTTCTCTTTTTAATCTCTAAAGGATAGAGGTGAGAATATTTGCTAGAGGTTAACGTAGACAACCTAGATTTTGACACCATAAGCATCATAGATGAAAGCAAACAGTTTACTACATTTAACCTTCGAAATGAATTAAAGGTAAACGAGCATAACCTGCTTGTAGAAATGTTAGAACAACCATCTAAGTACGTTTACTGGTCGTCAGTGCTAGAGAAGCTGAAGTTCTTCCAGGAATCTACAGAGCTACAATTGGAGTTCTTAGTAGCAACACTGGACAAGCAAGCACGAGATGAAATGAAGCAGATCGCAGAAAAACCGACAAAGGACAGTGTAGACGCATACATAAAACGTAATCCTGAATATCAGGCAATGAGACAGAACTGCTTGAGTTACGATTACGTTATAGGTCGTGTACAGCGTATTGTAAAAGCGTTTGAACAGCGTAAAGATATGTTACAGTCCTACGGTAAGCAAGTTCTCGAAAATCAGCTTTATGGTAAAGGTGCAGGTGGTACTGCTGTTCAGATACCACAAAACCACCAACCGCAACAATACTAAGGAGGGATAGGAATGTTAGACAAGTTTAAAGGTCTATTCGGTGAATCCGCAGAGGAAACACGACCAGTAGAGATTAACAAAACTGACGCTATTGTAGCAGAGAAGTTAGGCTTTACACTTGATGGGGGTTACTACAACACAATCGACATCAACACAGAAACAGGTGAAGTCACAATTACAGACACACCTTCGGAAACACCGCCTGCATTTTCTAGTGATCGCTTCTTAGTAAATCTTATGGCAGACTTCGCCAATGCAAACGAGGTTACGCTTCCGAAATGGACTGCTGAACCAATGAAGATTGCACGAGCGATTGCAGATTGGCAGGCTTAATATGTGGAAACTTCCTGAAGATTGGGTAGACGCTAATTATACCAAGGGCACTAAGGAAAACACACATGAAGGTATGGAAGTATTTGTTCGGGGCTATGACGGTGTAGACGAGGTTCTATTCCCGCATAGTGTCCTAACAGTAAAAGAAACTACCATTGTTAGTATCGAATCAAACCCACAGTCAGTTATTCCGTTATCCGAAAGAGGTTCAGCGGAACGTTCTCAGTGGTACATAAAGAAAAAGTTTAAAAATTAGTCTATAACTGTCAGAAAAGTGTAGACATATGTTATAATATGTGTTAGACTGTTTTAGAAACTATAACTACATAGGAGGAAACGATACATGTCATTTGCCGACATCATCAATCAAGCACAGAAACAACTAGACCAAGGAGGGGACAACCCTAAGGTTGAGTACCCGAAGGCAAAGAACAAAAAATTGTTCTTCAGCAAAGATACACCTAAGTTATTACTTCAGATTTTACCTGCTGCTGACTTAGTAAGTGCATTCTTCGTACCTATTCGTACCGTTTACTTGTCAACTATCACAGGTAACGGTAAGCAATTCGGCTCAAGCTTCACATTAGATGCGGAGCACAACCCAGGTTCTTTACTAGAACAAAAGGTTACAGAGTGGGCAGGATTGGGTATGATCCCGAATGGTTTCGGTGGACAGCAATCACCAACGTCTCGTTACTTAGTAAACGCAGTATTGGTTATTCAAAACCCACACAACCCGCAACAATGGGTACAAGAACGTGACGCTAAAGGCGAACTAGTAGTACGTGTACTTGAGTTACCACAATCAGCATTATCTAACTTATTCGATAAGTTAAAGAATCAAATGTTGAACCGTACGGGCACAGAGTTATCATTCATGGATATCAACAGCCCACGCCCGATCGAAATCACAAAACCACCTAAAGGTAAGAAAGAATACACTGTAGAACTTTACAATGACATCGTATTACCTCCATTAGGTCAAGGTTGGGAAATGCAACTAGAAGACCTAAACGCACACGCTGTACCAACAGAGCGTTTAGTGAACGGTATGCAATGGGTGCAAGCTTTCGTTGACATGAAGGAAGGTCGTAAGCCTAACCAAGGTGGAGCTGCTGCACCAACACCAGGCGCACCTGCCGCTAACCCTTATGCGGCACAACCAGGAGTTCAACCAGGGGCACCAAATCCGTATGCTAATGTTCCTGCGCCAAACCCATACGCACCACAACCAGGAGCGCAACCAGGACAACCTATTCCGAACCCATACGCACAAAACGCTGCACCACAGCCTAATCCGTATGCGGCTCAACCAGGACAACCTGCACCAAATCCTTATGCAGCGCAACCAGGAGCACAAGTACCACCTACGCCAACACCAGGGGTACCTGCACAACCTAACCCATACGCTGCTGCACCTGCACCAACGCCAATTCCTGGGGCGGGCGTAACACAGCCAAATCCCTATGCACAAGTACCGCCTGCACAACCTAATCCGTTTGCACCTGGCGCTGTACCAACGCAACCAGTGATTAACATGCCTACTGGAATGGACGAGCCTACTGACATCGGTGAGGAGACTGATCTATCTCAATATACAGCTCCTACTCCACCAGTACCACCTGCACCGCCTGCGGCACCTGCACCAGGAGCACCTGTTGTACCAGGCGTACCAGGAGCAACACCACCTTTACATAACGTAGCCGCTAATGGCAACGGGTTACAAAACCTGGATGCAATGTTAGATGCAGAATTAAACGGTGGCGGACAACCTCAATAACATAACTGAGTTATACCTAGTCGAAACTGGCTAGGTATATCTTGCTTTAAACAACTATTGTTTACTAGGAGGAAACAACGATGGATAAACAACCACAGATGGAAAAAGAAATGGTTAAGGTAGAACATGACTTGTTAACTGAACGTTTCACAAAGGTATATCGTGAAAAGGACTCAAGTTTTAATGCACCTCACTTATTCAAAGTAGTAGCTGCTGAAGATGAAAGCAAAGTATTAGGTATTGTCCATTTCCAAGAAGGTGCAATCAAAGAACACGGTATTAACGGTGTAATGGGTGAAGATTTAATTCATATGGTTATTGAACGCCTACAGTGCTTCCAGGCTAGTGAGTTTGCTTGTCGTGAGAACGCAATGGCACTTACAAAACTAGAAGAATCGCTTCTATGGTTACGTAAGCGTACAATGGGTCGAGATAAGCGTGGCGTTTTGGGAACTCACAAAAAATAGGAGGAAACACGATGCATAAAATTGTACTTCATTTGCTAAACGGTACAACAATCGAGGTACCTCGTAAAAGTATCGTTCACTTTGTTCAAGGGCAGACCTATGAAACCTTCGTCTTTATGGGGCATAATGGAGCTTCTGATACAACTAAAAGAGTATTAAACACGAAGCTTGTTATTGATAAAAACAAACTAGCTGCTAGTCAAAATACAATCTTAGACGCTATCGACCAGTTGAAAAACAATCGTGTTTACAAATACACCGTCTATAAAGTATCAACTTACTCAGAAGCTTATGTTCCTGTAGGTAACACTGTAGACGGAGAATATATGGACTCTAGGCAGATTCTAGAGGACGAAGGGGAAACGTTAACCTTAAAGTTAGTCAATTAACTACTTGGTGTGTGCTTACTGGCTAACTAGGAGGAAACATACATATGGCAAAAGGTAAACCAAATAAGAAGAAATCAGCAGCAAAGGGTTCAGCAGACATTGATCTATCCGCATTAGCAGGTGACGCAGGGCTAGTTGTTTTACAAGACTCTGATTACGCCCTAATTAAGGATAGATTACCACTCTTCTTACCTCGTGTAGATAGAATTTTAGGCGGGGGACTTCCTTTTGGACGGATGGTAGAAATTTACGGTAAACCAGGCGGAGGAAAGTCTGTAACGACTCACCACGCAGCTCGTGTGGCTGCCGCACTAGGTTGTATCGTAGTATTAATTGACGTAGAGGGTACTGCCGATCGTGAACGTCTAGCAGCTATCGGAGTCGATATTAGTAAGGTACTTGTTAAACAGCCTGACGAAGAAAAAGGTATTCGACTAACTGTAGAGGAAATCGGTACAACAATCGAAACAACTCTACAAGTATTCAAAGCGAAATACCCTGATACACCTGTTGTTTATATTTGGGACTCTGTAGGACAAACACCTTCTATCGTAGAGTTAGATAAAGACTTTGGCGATCAGAACGTAGGGGCACGAGCTAAAGCAATTACACAGTTCGTTACAAAGGTAGCTCCTCAGATTTCAGAATCTAAATCATTACTAATCGGTATTAACCAAATTCGTGACAATATCGGTGGTAACCAAATGTTCCCTACAGTAAACGTTCCTGGTGGTAAGTCATGGGAGCATTACGCATCTCTTCGTTTAGAGATTAAGAAAAAGGGTGCAATTGAGAAAACAGTTAAAGGTAAGAAAGAAAAGTTAGGTCACCTTATGGGTGTTAAAACACAGAAATCTAAGGTATCTCGTCCATTCCAGGAAGAAGATACATTCTTAATTTCTGATAACGGTCTTGATTACGAATACAGTATCGCTAAAATGGCTGCGGAAGCTAAAATCCTTCCTCAAGTAGGACAAAGCTACGAATACGTAGACCAGTTCAATGTAACTCATAAGAAGAGCGTTGACAACTTTATTGAATGGTTACGTGAGCCTGAAGGACAGCACGTTCGACAAGAGCTGCTTAACCGTTTAATCTTGCTTGAGTTCCCTGAAGGTTACCCTGCGTTACAGAATGAAACATTAGACATCTCAGGTTGGATTGACCAAATCATGCCTTTACCGACACAAACGAATATTGAGTTGGAGAAGTTACCAAGCATGGAAGACGCTCTAGATGCAGTTGCCAACGAGATTGTTAATGGTGAAGAGGGGAAATAATCCCCTCTTATCTTTACGACTACAACAAGGAGGGTTTAGCATGTTTAAAGACAGCCACGGAGATATCATAGCGAATACTTTAATGTTCTACAGAGAACGTACAAAGAGTAATAGCGTTGTAGCCCCTTCACCTTATGCAGAAATCAAAGCGATGCTGCAAAAGACGGTAGACGAAGGCAAACGAGTTATGATTGATATTAGAGACTCCTACAGTGTACAAACAGTAGTTGTCCGATTCGAATACATTCATGACCGATGGGCAATGGGTAAGTCTGTTTGCTATCTCGAAGGAGAAGAAGTCGAAATTCCGTATACCATTCACTATTCCGATATTTTCTGTAACAAGAAGATGAATGTCAAGGTCGTTGTAGAAGGGGAGAATCCTTTTAATGCCTAGAGATATTAAGAAAGAACAGGAACAGTTATGGAATGGTAATCGGTTTTCAGTGAATACAGAAGAATCCACAGGCGTATTCTTACGAGATGTAGACAAGCTTTTACATCAATATAAGAACCTACGTAACAGCATCTATAACCAATACAAAACTTACCTAGCTGATCCCATATCTCGTGACGAATTGAAAAGTTATATTGACGAACAGTTTATACGCCTGGTTAAGGAGTACGATATAGGCTCGGACGTTGATTTCCCTGGATACATCAAGATTAAGCTTAACTATCGTGTCAAGAACTCATATATCAAATCGGTATTCCGTGATAGTCAAAGAGTATTTGTTACACGGAACGCATTCGATGTATCGAACCTACTTGAACAAACCCCATCTAATGATGAGGAGCTAGACTACTACGCTGCATTAGAATATGCATTAAAGGGCGTAGAGCTAGACGATATGGAAAAGCAAGTCTTGTTTTATATCATCCAGGAGCTTTCAGACGTACAGATTGAACAGAATATTAGGGATAGTAACCCAAATGAGAAAATTAGCTCTTCTTTAGTCCGTAGCAAGATTAAGAATATGCAGACTTTCCTCAAAACAAAGTTACGAGAATCCTTAGAAAATTAAGATTTCTGTTATATTAGTAGGAGAACTTAGAAAGGGTGATAGCTGTGGAACAGAACAAACAAGTACAGCAAGAGGAACAGAAGCATGTTGAGCAATCTGTTTTCGTCCCTGTAGAGGTACCGAAAGTAGAAGCAATGATGATCGTTCGTTTACTTGTATTCGCAGTTGCGCTTATTAACGCAGTTGCAGCTATGTGTGGATACAATTTAGGTTTAGAAGTAGACCAACAAAATGCATACGACATTATCTCAGCATTGTTCTTACTTGGCTCAGGTTTCTATGCAACTTGGAAAAACAACAACATCTCGAAACAATCTCGTGTGAAAGCTCATGTAGCTGAACAAGTGCAGGTTGAAGACAAGAAGGGAGCACAATAATGACTAAATTATCAGAAGTATTAAAACAAGCTACGGTAACTCTGAAAGCAGGAGACTACTTAGCATCAATTACAGACGCAGCAGGTTTCGTTCCTACAATTAAAGGTACAACTTCTTTTGCTAAAGGACGTTACCTATTCAAAGTTGTAGGTGTAGGTGCTGCTGAAACAGACGGTTCTTACAAAAAAATGAACATCGTTCCTGTTGTTCCTGCGGGAGACTTCAAATCATTTGTCGATGATCTGAAAAATCCGATCGTAGTTATCGAACCAACAAAAGTTACTTATACTTTAGGTCGTAATGACAAAGAATATCGTGACGTTTACCGTGGTAACACGATCAAAGAAGAAAAAGGGATTGTAGCAGGTAAGGAACATCGTATGGCTGTGTTAGCATTCATCGAGTTCGTTAAAACTGAATACTCGTTAGGGGTAAACGACTTCGCATTAGGTGGAGACGAGTTAATTCCTAAAGCTTAATGAAAGAAGAGGGCTCACGCTCTCTTTTTTTTTGTGCTTAATTTAGTAATATATGCAAGTTTTTTGTTGACGATTCCACTACCACGGTGCTAGAATATGATTACAGTTTAAATAAGCTGTACAACTATGCGTGAAGGAGGAATTAGATGTTTCTAGACCAGGAACACGGAGACGAACCGATGCAGTTGCGGCTCTTTGTACCCCCAACATTTGAAGGTGTAACCAGTGTAGCGGTTATACAGGAGGTTTTACGTAACGATATCATATTAGATGTTGTTTACACACCTACCCTCGACTTCAGGGACTACACACAGTTTAAGGACGCAGAAATGGTTCTAGTACTAGGACTAGCTTATCGTGGTTACAACTTACCCCAGGAGTTTTACACCGAGGTAGACGTACCATTTATGGATTTCGTCCATATCAGCACATACGACAAACCGATCCCAGGAGAACATATCATATCGATAGTAGATGAGGAAATTGACCCGATTAAGGTTCTATCCAACTTACTATTCACATCACCTGATTCCACAGTCCTTTCCAAGTACATAACGTTCACGGATAAAGCAGAATGGTTAGTAAACGCAGTCAATTCATACCGCACCTGGACATGGGAAGAGAACGATACCGCCCGTGTACTACTTGCGCTTTACAATGCTAGTTATAAGCGCCTTCCGAGGATCGTGAAGGGTCTTTCATTGCAGGACGTACTGAAAGCGTACGCACCCATCATAAAGGGGCAGCTAGAGCGTATGGAGGATTATATCGAACGGAAAGCTGCAACAGTGAAAGAACAAGCTGTAACAGTAGATGGGCAGCAATGCCTACTTAAAGTCGTATTCGCTGAAGAATACATAAACGAACTCGCTAACGATTTACTTAGCAGACGACCCGCAGGTGTTCCTACGATCGTATGTGTAGGGAGAAGTACCAAAGGTAATGACATATTCTCTATCCGTACAGCAGGGGTACATGCAGGTAGAGTTGCACAGCTAATTAATGAAGGTGGAGGAAAAGAAAGTGTAGCAACTTTCTTCTCAGGAGTTGGTTATGCAGAACTGATGCGGAACGCTATAGCTACAAACTTAGTGTAACTTATCGGTTCTATCAAATATCATAATAGGTTTATATGTTATAATGTCATGGAGGGGATTCACATGGTCACATTTCCTTATCAACAAGGTACGTTTGACAGATACACAGAAATAAGTGGGAGCACTTCAAGCACTAAGTTTTCGGACTTAGTTGAAACTTTAACTTTATTCAGTGAAAGCTACGAAATTGTCTCAGATAAAGAGACAGGGGGATCATTCGTAAACGTAGTGGAAACACACTACCGACTTACAGAAGGAGAGGACAAAGGTAACGAGTACATCTTACGCTATCAAGTCCGCAATCCGTATACACAGGAAGGTACTGAGTTCGCTTACACGTTTTTCAAAGCCTAATATTTACGTGGAGTGAGTAATTTGGCGAACGAGAGATTAACAGCACAAGAGAAAGAATTACTAAAACAGGAATCAGGGGCTTATGCAGTAGTCATGGGTTATCTTATGCGGGAACGTGGAAAGATAGCCCCTGCTGTATTTAACAAGCTAGTTGTACAGTTAGGCTACGACAAGGTGAAGAACGATGAGCTTATGTCATTTGCTAACTCTATAGAGAGCGATGTAGAAGTAAAGAACCTGTACTTAAAAGCCTGGAACGGTCACGTTAATCTAGACGACATCCCTCATGCGTTCAAAGAGGACAAGTCTATAAAAGAAGAAGACGTATTTTCATATGTTACAAACTACATAATGGACAAGGAAGACAATGCAACTCGATTACGTGAGTTACGCAAGCTACAAAAAGACGGAACGATCATGGCTCTGTTAATGAAAGGCTTGAAGAAACACCTGGTCGAGGAGCTAAAAGGCTTACCTCGTGCGAAATACTTAAAAACAGAACCAACAAAGCCCCAGTTAGGGGATAAAACTTTAATACTAGCTCTATCGGACTGGCACGTAGGCTTTGTAAGCCACGATATGCATACAGGTGACTATAACTTCGAAAGACTGAAGACATCCATTCAGGACATCGTATCGTATACGTTACGTACAGTGCAGGAGAAGGACATTAAAGAAGTGCATGTACTATTCTTAGGGGACTTAGTAGAAAACTTTGCAATGCGTTCTACACAATCATTCGATTTAGAGTTTACCTTTGCAGAACAAATAGCAAAAGGGCAGCAGCTTTTAATAGATGTATTGCTTACCCTTTCAAAATTTGTACCAGTTACATTCAGTATGGTAGCGGGGAACCATGATCGCTTCGAGTCTGATAAGAAGACTGCTATTTATAACAACTCTGTAGCCTACACTGTATTAGAGAACCTAATCATGCTGCAAGAGAAGATGGGGCAGCTCCCTAACGTTACGATTACAGATAACCGAAAAGACGTATACCGATTCGATTTAGATATTGCAGGGCAAGGTATAGCGGGTGCTCACGGTGACCACTTAGCTAAGTCTACTGAAAAGATTCCTGCGTTTATGACGCATGGTAGGAAGGTGGATATCCTATTTACAGGACACCTACACTCATTCAAGACGATACAGGAAAGCTTTACAAGATTACATCTTCAAGTAGGCTCTACGATTGGAGAAAATTCATATTCCCGACAAGGTAACTATCCGACAACGACACCATCACAACAGATAGTTATTTTAACGGAAGGTACGAAAATTCCTGAACTGATCCCATTGTGGTTAGGTCATGACGGAAAGTTACTATAAGGAGGAAATTATGAATACATTTGATGTTTTAACGGTTTCGTTATATGCGGTAGTATTTTTCACCCTGGTTATGAATGTGGTAAACCTATTCCAGGAGACAAGTCGATTAAAAGAACTAGGACAAACCCCTCTAGTGGGGCGTAGTGCTGCGGTAATCGCTGTTGCAGCCATTGCCGAGATGTGTGTAGTAGCAGGAGTTATAGGGTTGTTACAGCTCTTCCCAGTACCTATTAATTCCTGGACAGTCTTTGTAATGTTCTTACTAGGCTTTGTAGCACGTAACGGAGGATCGTATTTCTCCGCCTGGTTATTGTGGTCAATATTCGTTCGTATGGATAGAAGCAAAATGATGAAAGAAATTAAAGATGAAAACGAGAAGGCTCTTAAATAGAGCTTTCTTTTTTTTTATAAATAGTTGTTGACTTATAGAAAACAATAAGATAATATTGAGTTAACAAAACAAACCGAGAGGGGAAATGAAAATGGAAATCGAAATCGTAAAGTTTAACTCAAAGGATGCAGAGCATGAGTTTCACATCGAGGGGGCAGTTGTTATAAACGAGTTTAGAACTTACAACGGATCAAGGGTTAAGCTATCTTATACGAAAAGAACACCTAGAAAAGTTTATGAAAACACAAAAGGAAAATATATAAAGCTAAACACGGGTGCTGCGTTTGGAAACAAAACTAAAAATCATTACATCGAAATCTTTAAGGATAACAAACCAAAGGAGGATGCTAATATGACTAACCAATACAAACCAATTGAGAAAGATTTTATTGACTTGTTACAGGCTGCGGAAGCGAATAAACCTTTAGAGATAGTTCAACATCGATTAGGGAAAATCGGGTTTGGAAGTACATGTTCTAAGTGTAACGGTTCAGGTCATTACTTGCATTTTGGGGTATGTTACGGTTGTAAAGGATTAGGTTCATTCAAAATTCGTTTAACTAAAAAGTTATTTGCGGAAGTACAAGAAGCAGTAAACGAGGGAGCTCTAAAGAGATACTTTCAAGCAGTTAGAGCACAACAGCTTGCAAAGAAAGTAGATGGGTACTTGTTCAACCTAATGAACAACAATAGCTTATCAGAAGACTATAGTAAGGCATATCAGGATAAAGACCAGGATACAATTGACAGACTACTTCCTATGAGAACAGAACAAATTGGTATATACGAGGACTTTAAAAAACGTTCTAAGGGGTTAGACGCAAAAGGTAAGTTGGAGTTGTTTGAAGAAATTAATACTAAACTTGAAGCTATTATTGGGGAGTACGAAGAACTTAAAAAAAGTTGTTGACGGTTGGTAAATAACATGGTAAATTAAGCCTATACAATATAAATAAGTTACAGGAGGAATATATAATGGGAACATTTGGAGATCGTATGAAAGGTTATGAAAATTCTTATAGGACTAAATTACCGAAAAGAATTCCTGTAGTTATCAGGATTGATGGTAAGGCGTTCCACACTTATACAAAAGGAATGGAAAGACCGTTCGATGCAGTATTAGCAGCAGCTATGTGGGGTACATGTCAATACCTAGCAGAGAACGTTATGGGATGCAAATTAGCTTATACACAGTCAGATGAAATCAGCTTATTACTTACAAACTACGATAAGCTTTCAACGCAGTCTTGGTTCGATAATAACCTACAGAAGATTGTATCGGTTGCAGCTTCAATGGCTACAGCAAAGTTCAATGAGATCATGAGAGGGGCGTACCCTGATAAAGAGTTAGCACTATTCGATGCTAGAGCTTGGGTACTTCCCCAGGATGAGGTTAATAACTACTTCCTATGGAGACAGCAGGACGCTTCTAAGAACAGCGTGGCGATGGTAGCACAGTCTATCTTCCCACACAAAGCTCTGCAAGGTCTGAATGGAAAGGCAATGCAAGATAAGCTGATGTTAGAGAAAGATATTAACTGGAACAACTTACCTACGTGGCAGAAACGAGGAGCTTGTATCATTAAAGAGTACTACGAACAGAACGGGGCACAAAGAACTCGTTGGTCAGTAGACTTCGAAACACCAATCTTCTCACAGAAGCCTGAGTATATCAACCAATACGTTTTTCTAAACAAGGAGAAGGGGAACGAATGAAGGCACAACATGTATTTCTAAAATGGGTTCCTACAGGTTGGAACACTCCCGAACCACTTAGGGGTGTTCCTCACTCCCAAAGGTTTGAATCGTTAGATGAGTTAAAGGTAACGATGAGCAAATTCCTGTATGGTGGTGAATGGGTTACAGATGCAGAAGGTAACCAAATAGACATTGATCTAAGAAGTATATGTGCAAAAGAAGCACGATGGGAGGAATAGTAATGAGAACTCAGGAAGAGCTAGAAGCAAAGTTAGAAGAATGCAAAATGAAACGAGATTTTTGGAAAAAACGAATGGAAAACGCAACCCAAAAGGAACGTTGGGAAGGGATGTTCGAACAGTACGAAAAGGATTTCCAAGCGTGGAATGAACGGGTAAAAACACTAAACTATGCACTAGGTTACAAAAAAATTATTTAAGGGGATGTTTTAATTGAAACTTGACTACGGTTCAGGGAGCCAACCGAAATCGGGCTTCCTATCATCTGATTTTATTGGTACACCCAACTACGATTTCTTCATAAAGGACTACATAGTGATCGATGCAGAAGACAATTCATGTGATGTGATTCATTGCAGAAACGTTATCCATCACATTCCTGAAAAGGATTTACCTATCTTATTCGCAGAGTTTAAACGACTACTAAAACCTGACGGGGAACTAATCATCTCAGAGCCACGAGAAGAGTTTCATAAGCAGAACCTGGTGTTAGATTTAATTTGGTATAGATGGGTAGTCAATAACAAGGACATTATGATACCATATAACTACGTTGACTATAAGCAGTATCTAACTGAGTTCGACATCTTATCAGTAGAAGATGAGTTCAAAAATGAAATCCTAGTGTGCAAAGCCAAGCAGCTAGTATTAGCTTAATAAAAACGAGGGGGAGTTATTATGAGAAGACCCGCAAGAGTTAAGTTTATCAGAAATAAAACATTCAAACCTCTATACGAAACAGGGTTAAGAAAAAACAAGAGATACGATACACTATGGGATGATCCGTTTTGTGATGAGATTTATAAAGAGAAAGGTGTAATCACTGTAATAGATGATGACGGACAGGGGCATGAAATCGAAAAAGGTGACTATGAAGTTAAAGAATGGGAGGTAAAAAATGAAAAAGCATATGACGAAGAGTTCTAAAACAGTTATTTTTACAGGTCGAGGTTATCTCAGGGATGTATGGGAAGAGTGGGATGAGGTTGAAAATTTTGATTTCACAGATAACCCGTTACAAGCCTATAACTTCCGAAATGATAAAGATGTACCAAAATACTTAGGTGTGTACGGTAGTAAGAAAATCGAAAATATCAAGGATGCTTGTAAGTATCTCAATGGTACTGTTTGCGAAGTAGACATAACAGTGATTACCGAAGTTGAAGTAAGGATGGTGCATTAATATGGAGGGGGTAACTAATCCGCAAGGGTTGCTTTACATTCTTATGTATGTGTTCGAACACTATATAGATGCTGATATCTCTGACGAGACCAGGGAGGATGTTGACAATGCGTATAATACGATCGTACGTATTGTCAACGATCATAAAGTTAAATCCGACCAGGTACGAGTGCTTAAGAAAAAACTAAGTAATAGTGTACCAATCGGAAAGCTACAAGAGATGTTAGCCTGGGAGAAGAAGTTCGAGGTACAGTCAAGCCACTACATGGGTTGGGATACCTTCGATGATGCAGGTTACGGTCAGGCAGTAGCCGCACGAGAATCACGTATTAAAATGTTAGAGAAGTTAATTGAACAGTTTGGAGGGAAGTAGATGTTAGCATTTGCGATATTTACCCTGCTGTATCTTGCAGCAGGGGTTTATATGACAAAGCAGTTAATGAAAGATGTGGACGAGCAGTTAACCTTGTACACAGAAAAGCGTTACAAAGAAATCGATGATGATAAATGGGAGTCTGTAAAGGATACTGCAAAGATGAAAGAACAGTTAGGAGAAAAAACATTTAATTATATAATGTTTCCTATCTTAACACTTGTCATGCCCGTAGTTACAGTGTATTATTTTATTAAGGAACTTCCTGAAAAAGCAAAAGACTACTGGACTAAAGGTAGATTCCAAAAGATTAAGAATGGTACGCAAGTCCGTATCCTTGAGAAAGGGAGATATGACGGTGAAGACCATTATCTTCAAGTCGGTGAAGTCGAAGGATTCTTGCCTGCCCACATGACACCTCACAAGCAAGATATCTATATGATCGGCTTTGAAGATGACGATATCGACACACGGTTTGCGTACGAGCCTGACAAGTTCAAGGTCGTATAAGAAAGAAGGGCTAGAATGGAGCACAAACTACCACCTAAGAAGTTAAACAAAAGAGCTTTAGAGTCTGTATACTGGCGGGCAATGGAACACACAGCAAAAGGTATAGGCGACCAACACGTATTAACCTTTATGAAATCCATTGAGGACTCAGTACACCAATTTTTAGATAAGCAGAAGGAGGTGGACAAGCAATGAGTCAAGAAAGAGTCCTCGAAGATATGCAGCTAGAATGGTACTTACTTCGTAACGGTTTCTATGTGGACAAGTTATCACCACGGTTCTACGGTGAGGAGACATGTGTAAGTGAAATTAAAAACTTACACGCTCCTTGCTTAAGGTTAGACACTGACGATCCTCGACACGGGGATCATACGCTTCGTATCTTTGTAACTGACACAGAGATATACGCAGAAGTGCAAAACGATTACAGAAGCTTTGAGCGATCGTACTACATACCTGCACCACAAGGAGTAAACGTAATTAACATAGTAGATTACATAAACATTATTATAAGAGAGTAGGGGTAATATGAACCACGTTACAATAGGAGTGTATGCGAATGGGAGCTACGTTATCAACGTGGTTCATCCCGCTCACTTGGACTATCATATCGAGTATAATAAGGTTATGCGTTTTGGACGAGCTTTATTCGTAGATGGTAAATGTGTTCACCAGGGATACCTACCTGCTTATAAAGTAGCAGAGTGGGAGAACAAGATTAAAACTATGAAAGTAGATACGTCAAAGCCTTCAATTGAATATCACTAGGAGGAAACATCATGTGGATTCCATTTAGACGTAAGCACTGTAAGCAATGCGGAGAGACCCTTAAAATGTTTCATAACGTAGAATTTTGTGATCTAGCTTGCTGCGTGATGTACAGAGCAATTGAGAAGCAGCAGAAAGAGAGGAAGGCAGTAGATGAATCATCTAAGTAGAGAAGAACTGATTAACATTTCAGGTAGTGACCTAGCTTACCACCGTAAAGGTGTGTTGCTTGTAGATAATAAACCTCACTACATTGTGGAGCTTGTTAAGGAGCCACACACAGCTCTATATGCGGCAGTATATGGTGTCCATCCAGGAACAGATAGTTACCCTAAGAAACGTGCTATGCAAAAGGAAGGGCTCGTAGGACGCTTCAATGGTACAACTAGATTAGCACAGATAGCAAATGCCTTATTCCCTGCTAAGAAGGTTATAGGGTGGGACGAAGAGCCGCCAATATTTGTAGCCCCAATCGTCTCAGGTCAGATTTCAACCTTTACAAAAAAAGTAGAGGATGGATTCTTTGAAAGAGAACCTGACCGTTTAACTACTGAAGGTGGACAAAGAAAGATTATTCGAGGAAAGAATACAGGCGTATTCGTTGGTCTATCTTCCATTGAGTGGGAAGAGAAGACTAGCATTCCGTTAGACTCACTGGTCAAAGCACTAATCAACCACAATCAGAACGATGGGTTCTTTGATCTAACTGGTAACAACAATAGCAAGAATAACCCACTAGGTACCTATTACAAGGAGGGCAAGTAAATGCCTTACATTATACAAGACGATTACTGTCCACATTGTAAAAGTGTACAAAGAATTAAGTTCGGTTTTAAAATTACTTGCTTAAATTGTATGACAAGAATCGAAGTCGAGGAGGAAGAAGAAAATGAAAGCGATTTTGAATAATATCGATTTTGAAAACAATAAGGTTATGGCAGTGTATATCATCCCATTTTTGATTCTAATAGATACTGGGTGTACTATATGGGGGTTAATATTCCAAGACTGGTTGAATACAGCGGTATTTGCGTTTAGTACTGCATATATAATCTGTTGCCTTATTATGCAAGTACAATTTAAAGTACATAAAAATTTTGCTACGTTCTTGTATGTGTATGGTTTTGGAATAGCAATTTACGCAGCTCATAGTTTATGGGTACAAGATTGGTGGAACGGTATTATCTACGGAACCATAGTAGTAATGAACACAATTGTGTTATATATACGTATTAACGAAAACAAAGAAGAACTTGGGGAGGAAAAAGAACATGAAGAAACTATGGAGTAACCTCGATTTCAAAACTGATCCAATAACTGCAAGATTCCTTGCACCTGCACTATCAATAGCGATCATTATAAGCTCAACTTATGCAATAGTGACAAAAGGGTTTTTAGTATCTGCACCTTCTGTATTTGTCGGTATATACATAATCTGCACCTATATATCACATATACAAATCAAACTGTCTAAAAAGTATTCAATATTCTTACTCGTGTACGGTATAGCTGTAGGGTTCCTCGCTGCATACGATATTTGGCATCATGAATGGTTTAGAGGATTTACAAGTGCATTCCTAGTTATCTCTAGTTTAGCGGTATTAAAAATGTTATACGTAACAAAAGGAGAGACAATCGAGGAGGAGAAATAGCATGTTCGTACGTAAATCAAAATATGAAGCATTGAAAGCTGATATGAGGTTGGCTGAAAGTGAAAGACGTTACCGCAACATGGAAGGGCGATTCCATGCAGTAGAGATAGAGAACCTAAAAAATGAAATCGAGGGATTAAACGCAGTGATCGCTGACCAACTTGCTCAGATTGCGGAGCTCCAAACAAAAGAACTTAAGATTGTCAACGAACAATCAAAGAAGTTCATCGAAGTAGAACACGCTAGTATCAAGGCAATGAACGCAGCTATCCCTAAGTTACGTAAGCAGGGTTGGTCAGATAAGTTAAAGGTTAAGATTCAAGGTGACAAAGTGTTTACAGTGCATGAACGTGAAGTAAAGGAGAATAAGTAGTATGAATATTCTCACTAACAAGAAGCAAGAGATTATCCGAGTATTACATAACGATGCAGCACATATGAGAGACAACATTAGTATGCTTAGGAAGGATGGTTGGTCAGGTAACACTCGTGTAGGTTTCTCAGGAAACTCTATCTGTAGAGAGACTGTGACTGATGATGACGGAGCATGGATTTCAGAAATGTATCCTGACGTTACAATCTTCCTACCTGAGAAAGGTAGCTACATACATAACGAGCCTTACGTTTACGTAACAGAACATGTGAGAGATATTGAGGAGGGAGAATAGTGGGGTAGGTGTATTGTGGGCTTTTCAAATAGCTGCTACAGTCGGTTTAGCTGTAGGAATTGTGTTAAATTTAATAACAGGCGTTGAAGAGGTTAAGCCACACCACTTTATATCTTTAGCAATCGGTGTTGTGTTTATGGTAAAATTTAATCCTTTGTTTAGTGAACTAGTAGCAAAGTATAAGGAGCGTAAGTAATGGCTACCGTCTTTTATAACTATAAATGTGAAACGGGTTGTGGGCATACTACTTTAGTAGACAAGCCTTATAAAACAAAAAGAATATTCTGCGGGGTATGTGGATATAAGATCACAATGGTTTATAAAGGTATTAGTAAAGTTACAGCCCCAAGAATGGAAAGTAAGCTATCAATTAATAACAAGGAGGAAAAATAATGACTAAATTTGGTGTATTTTTAAATAGTAAGTGTATGATAGGTGGTTTTGAAGACATCTCCGATGCTTATAAAGAAGCCGAGTACTACACATGTGAAACAGGCGTACCTCATGAAGTACGTTATGACATTCCTAACGGGCAGGTTAGTGATGGATACCATACATTCGATGAGTTATATGAGCATCGCATGTTTCTGTTTTCTGTGATCTGTAAAGCACATAAAGCGGCTGCTTGGAAGTCCTGGAAGCATCATGACGGAACGATGTACGATGACTACTTTATTGTAGGGATTACAACTCCTGAAGGAGACTATTCGTATCATTACCATAAAGACCACTGGGACAAGTTCGATGTAACAGAGTTAGACTTTGCGCCTAAGTGGGACGGGCACAAACCTGAAGACATCACACGACTACTAAGCCTATAAGGAAGAGGAGAATGCTGTAACAGGCATTCTCTTTTAGTTAGAAGGGAGTATACATATGAGCAAGAGATTCTATGAAGAAGATATAAAGGAGTTAATCCTAAATAAGCGACATATATTCGTATCGGATGCAGACCAGTCTACGGTAGTATTTGAAAAAGCAATCACTGTAGGCTCTACGATCGCAGATTGCCTGATATTTTCACAAGAGCAGGGGATTATAGGTATAGAAATTAAAACGGAACGAGACAGCACGAGAAGGCTTAATAAACAGCTCAAAAGTTACAGTCAGGTTTGTGACATCGTGTATGTAATGTGCCACGATAATCATGTTGAGAAGGTAGAAGAGATATTGTCCAAAAATAATTGGAATCATGTTGGGATTCTTGCATATACTGAGTTTAGAGGTGAAGCGATACTGGGTTTATACAAAGCACCTACACGGTCACCCTATAAACAAGTACACGTAGCATATCAGATGTTATGGAAGGAAGAAATCAGCAATATCTTAGGGAGCTTCAAACGCCAAATGAAGACGCTAGAAGAGTTTGGGATCAGTGTAAACATGACGGAGAGTAGGTCGGGTGGACTAAACGGTTTGTATGTTCAGTCTAACGCTTCAAAAAAATATTTAAAAAAATCTCAGATGATAGGTATGATAATTTCTCGTTTGGGAGAAGCTGAAGCTAATAAACTACTCTGTAACATCTTTATTAGCGGAAAGATGCACCCTGAGAAGCAATTAAAGTTCTACCACTTCAGAAAGAAAAGCTAAAATGTGGAAATAGACTTTCCTACTGAGGTATGCTATCCTGAGGATAGAGATAGTAACAAAAGGTTCTATCCTCAAATAGACCTCAGAGGGTTGGAGTAGAAAAAGGAGACAATCACAAGGAGGAATTTGAAATGACAGTTAAATCATTAAGTTTAGTAAAGTATGCAGGAGAATATTGGTTCACATTAGCGGACTACACTTTAACTCGTAGCACAGAGGGTTATTCGGATAGTGCTTCGGTTAAATCGGCAGTTAGAACATTCACAGTTAAGACTGACGGTACTAAGTACATCGCATTCAGAGGGGAAGCGCAGTTAAAGAATATTATCCAGGAGAACAAAGATAACCCACTATTCCAGGCTGAGGACTTCCAGGGAACACGATCTGCAATTATATCTTGGAGCATGTTAGATGCTTTAAACAAACGATTCAAAGAGAATAAGGAATATAAGAAAGAGTTCGCTAAATTCATGGATGCAGCTAGTGAGTACATCTTACAACAACAAGTTACGGTTAACCATACACCTGATACAGAAGTTAATATCGTAGAGAACCGTTCTAGCTTACTACGTCAGTTAAGAAATGAGCTTAACCGTTTAGATAGAGATATTGAAGTGAGACAGACAAATAGAGAGAAGATACTTCAAGCTATCAATGCTGTAGAAGGGTTAACTCTTGAGAGTATTTAAAGCAAAAATTAATCATATAATGAATATTGTTGACTTTAGGGTTGCATCTTCGGGTGTAACCCTTTATTATATTAGTTAGAGAGGTGATACAGTGCATAAGAAACCTAATTCGGTGCAGCGTAGTATTTCTCGGGGTGTCGGGGCTAGAGGTGATGGAACAAAGAACATTAACTCTAACGGAGCAGATGCCTTTAAGAAATCCAAACAGAGTACCAAGGGTCACTACAGAATAGCGTTCAGTCATGTGTACGAGAAGATGACTGAGAAGGATGTAGAGCTAAGACATACATACATGAAAGACCTTCTAGCGGATTACATAGGAGTCCCTGTAGATATGCTCATTCTCAAGCCTAAAAAGTCACCAGTTCCGACTCTAACCAGTCGAGATGAGGTGTTCTATGTTAAGGTAGGGAAAGACATCTACGGAAAGTGCTCTATTCGCACACAGCGCCTTTGGAAGAACAACCTGCTTGTATTTGTATTCCAAGAGAAGAAAGCCGCTCTAAAGCCGCCTAAGAAGTCTTATAGTAGAAGTGGTAGTTTCAAGAAGAAAACTACAAGTCAAGTTAGTCAAACGAAACGTCAATCTTATCATTCACGTAAAGGAGGAAAAAGTTAATGGAACACGAAGACCGATTGCAAATAGCAGCTCAGAATCTAGATAGAGCTGTAAACGACTGGATAGTTGAGCATGGAAGTGAACAACTTTATAAAATGATTACAGAGCATGGTGGTGATCCCGAGACTATGGAAGTTATCTCATGGGATACTGAAACCAATCTAGGTGACGGTGTATCAATAGTAGTACAAAAGTTTACAGTTAAAAGGGAGGAAAAATAATGGAATACGTAGCAGCAAAACGAAAACACGGGTCATTAGGAATGTTAAAGGAACTATTAGGGGACAGTACTAAAAAGGTACACGGTGTATTCTATACGAATGACCATTTCAGTGACAGATACCTAAGCCGCTCTCATGTACTATCCGATGAGGTAAACATTGAAGAAGGTACATTGAAAATGACGATCGCTACACGAGTAGAAAGCCCAGGTATCTTCGAACTAGAAAATACATTGGACGAGTTCATTAAGTACGAAGCAGGGGATATCCCAGGGTTTGCCGAGGAAGGGCAACAGAATACATTACCAGTTGCGGAACCAATCTCAGCTACCAAGTCATTACATACTGTAGACCTGGTTCTAGTGATGAAAGAACCAAAGATTACATACATTCAGTTTGATATTGCAGGTGTGCCTTTTACCCTGGTTACAATTGATTATGAGTTAAGTCAGTTTGCTGATAAGTTTACCCAACAGGTTAAGTTACTATTCGGACAAGCGGATAAGATTAACTTCTTCTCACATTTCCACGGTAAACAGTTCACTAGTGGAGACAGACGTTCAATTCTGAAGTTAGTCCTGGATGAGAATATTACAGGTAAAGCTATTTTAGCTGTAGAGTTTGACAGTCCAGTAGCAGCTACTCAAATTTACCCAATGCTTTCTATGATCTCAGCTTATACGAACGATAACGGAGATGCGGTATTCACTTCAGTAGGCGGATACATCCGAGTTAAGCAAGAAGTTGTAGCACGAGGAACGTTACGAATGGCTAATCATTTAAAAGAAGGTCAGTTCCGACTAGATATTATGAGTGAAAATGGAAACGTAAAAATTATTATGGAACCGTAAGCTAGGGGATAATCCTCTAGCTTTTTCTTATATTTAAAGATTTTTTGCTGTATACAAATTAACAAAAAACGCACTACTTAGTGTAAAAGTTCCTGGTACTCTGTACTGGATTATAGGTACCAATCGTAAACGATACGATTCTATTCAACATATTCTCACTTCTTAAACGTTAAAAAAGCACTGTATTTAGTGGAGTTTTTGAACTATTTACGAAAAATTTAAAATATACCGAATGATTTACTATATTATACGTAGAACGCTGATACACAGGCTTTTATGAGGGAGTTTCCCTTATTTAAGAAGTGACTATATTTGAAAGGGTTGGTATTTAAAATGGCTGATAAAAAGAAAATGAGTTCTAGCAGTGTGCTAGTTCAATTGTACAAGAACCGTAAGTTATGCACGAAAGTAGATAACATGCTCGATGAGGGACAAACATACGATTACATTATCGATTTCTGTAAGGAGAACGGACTAAGCATTTCTAAAGCTTCCCTTACTAACTATAAGAAGAAACGTGAAGAAGCAATCGATAAAGGCGCACCATTGCTACAGTTACTTGATAAACGAGCAAAGGATAACGTTACATACATTTCTAATAAACAAGTGGACATGTTCAGACAGCAAAAGGACGAAGAAGACGCAGAGATTGCACACGCAGCTTCAGTTACAGACATGACGAAGATTGATAAAGTGTTCCATGATTTAGAGTTCCTGGACATGGTAATTGAAA